TCCGCGGGCACCTCTGTGAACCCGTTCCATCCCGGCATGGGGGAGGACGACGACCCGGAGTCGGAGGCCAACAGCAGCCAGCTCAGCGCGGACCCCGGGGCGCTGTGGAAGCTGCGCGGCTACACCGGCGTAGGGCAGTTCGCGGTCGCCTCCGCGGAGGTGTTCATGGCCCCGCTGGACCGCTACGTCCGCGCTATGGCGCAGGTCACCCGGATCCCTATGCACTATTTCGACCCGTCCGGCGACGCGCCGTCGGGCGAATCGCTCAAGGTCAGCGACGCCCCGATCAATCACAAGGTCGATGCGCTCAAGGTCAACTGCGGGGCCGTGGCGGAGGACCAGTGGGCTGCCGTCCTGGCGTTCGCCGGGGCCGGGTCGGACATCGTCGTCAACGTCCGGTGGGCGCCGCACGAGACCGCGACCGACCTCGCCTCCTGGCAGACGGTCGCCGCGAAGGTGGCCAACAACGTGCCGGTCCGGGTCTCGCTGATCGAGGCGGGCTACGACCCGGAGGACGTGGACAGCTGGCTGGAAGACCTGGACGACTCCGGGGAGATCGGCCGCCAGGTGGCACTGCTCGGGCAGCTGGGGGACGCGCTGCTCAAGATCGCGCAGGCGGAGGCACTGGGTGTCAAGGCGGACACCGCGGACCTGATCACGACCGTCACCGACGCCATGGCCTCGCTCTGGCCCGGGAGCAGCGGTGGACAGTGAGGATCTGCTGCACCTGCTCCAGGGCGCGCACCTCGATGAGCGCGTGGCCCTGGAGCAGAAAGCGGTCAAGGCCACAGGGCTGGACGGCCGCGGGGCGCGGCTGGACCGCGCGGCACAGGACGTCGTGAAGGCCTGGACCGTGGCCGCGGGCGGTCCGCGCACGGACCTCGCGGACGCGGGCGCTCTGGCCAAGATCATTGCCTTGGTGAAGGGCCACATCAACGGGGCGCTCGGAGGGCTTGGCAGCGCGGCCTACAGCTCCGTGGTGGGCCTGCTGCCGCGGGCGCAGACCCTCGGGCAGGGGCAGGCCATGGAGGCCTGGCGCGGTCAGGGGGGCGGCCCGCTGGGGGCGGTGGCCAAGGCCCTGGGGATCGGCAGCCTGGGCAAGGACGCGGGCGCCCTCGGGCGCGACGTCGGCACCTGGCAGCGCGCGGCCCTGGCCATGCTCCGCCCCGAACTTCTCAAGTCGCTCGGTCTGCCCGCGGCCCTGGCCCCGCTCCAGCGGGCTCGCGGCGCCCTGGACCTGGTCCGCTCCGGGATCAGCCGCTTGGTGGGAGCGGCCATGGAGCGGGGCGCGGCGAAGGTGGCGGAGGCGGCCGATGCCCCGTTCGAGGTCTGGGTGGCTGAGCGGGACGCCTGTGCGCGCTGCCAGGCCCTGAGCGGCCATGTGGTGGCCGCGGGCCAGTCCTTCCCCGGCGGCCTGTCGCTGGATCCTGCCCAGGTGGTGAAGGGCGCCAAGGCGGTGAAGCCGCCGCTGCACCCGCACTGCCGCTGCAAGCTCGTGCCGTACGACCCGGCGAACCACCCGCCGGGCGCGGTCACGCTGCCGGAGGCGGCCCGCCGCGAGGCACTGCGCAGCGCGGTGCGTGGCTTCTCGCTGCCCTCGGAGTCCAATGCCTCCCGGCTGCGCGCTGCTGAGTTCGCGATCCAGCAGGCCAGGCCCGGGGACCTGCCGAAGTCCGTGATCGCGTATGGGCGGTCCGCGGTACGGCAGGGTAGATTTCCCAGAGGACGGGACGTCCCGAACGGTCCCGCTTCATGATCGGAAGGAACACCATGGGTCCCAACACCCTCAAGATCTCCGGTGCCGCAGGCGCGGAAGGGTCGCCCGACGCCCCCGTGTGGGCGACGCCCTACGGCACCGGCCCCCTGGCCCCGCTCTACGCCTCCGGCGGGTTCTCCGTCGGAGACGATGACGACGACCAGGACGACGACCAGGACGACGACCAGGACGACGACGGCCGCAAGGTCACGCTCAACGCCAAGGACCTGCGGGAGCTGCGCAACGCCCGGCGCGGCGCAGGCAAGCAGGTGACCGCGTACAAGAAGATGCTCCGGGCGCACGGCATCGACCCGCAGACCGGCACCCGTACCGGCCCCGCCCGGCGCGACGCGTACGACGACGACTACGACGACCGCGGCGGATCCCGCGGGCGCGGCAGGGGCCGTGACGACCGCGACGACGACCGCGGCCCGGACCCGCGGGCGATGCGCAAGGCGGCCCGGGAGGCTGAGGAGCGCGGCTACACGCGGGCGGAGGCGGAGGCCTCAGAGCGGATCCGCAGCATGGTGGCGGCCGTCCCCGTGGCCCTGGAGAGCGCGGGCTTCACCGGCACCCCTGGCCAGTTCTCGCGGGCGCTCAAGCTCGTAGACCTGGACGGGATCGAGGACAGCGACGATCTCGCGGAAGCGATCAAGGATTTGAAGGACGACTTCCCGGACTGGTTCCGCAAGCGCGCCCCGCGGCGCCGCTCCCCCAGCCGTGATCGGGACGACGATGGCGACCGGGGCCAGAGGCGCGGTACCCTGCGAGGACAGGACAGGCGATCGTCCGGGGACAGCCGCGGCGGCGGCAAGGGCGACGGCATGGACTGGGCACGGAACATGGGAGTCGAGGCGGGCGTAATCAGCCGCCGGGACAACTAGCTCCGGACGGCGGACCGTAGCCGGGATACGGGTGGTGGCCAGCCGCGGCCGACGCGGAGAGCAGGACGACCGCGACCGACGCGGGCAACCATCACCCGTAGCACCCGAGAGCGAGCAGCCGTGGACATCCCCGGTACCTTCCTCGCGTCGCCGGACGACGACGGCGCATCCATCACCCTCACCCCCGGCGAGGTCATCGGCTACCGCAAGGACGGCCGCCCCATCTACGGCATCGCCGGTGGGGCTCCGACTGCGGGTGACGTGACCCCGTGGATCCCGCTGGAGTTCGACTCCAACGTGATCATGCGAATCGGGATGGACTCCGCTGTGACCCAGGTGGCGCAGCCGGTCCCGATGACCACCAAGACCAAGCGGATCCCGCGCAGCTCCGGCATGACCGTGGGCACCGGCTCCGACTACACCGCGGTAGACGACGACTCGGACGTTGACTACATCACGCTGACCGCCCGCAAGATCATCGCCCGGTTCACGCTGGACGAAGACGACATGTCGGACGCGGACGCCTGGGTCAACGCCATGACCGTCAAGGGCGAAGAGTTCGCGATCTCCTACTCGGACTTCCTGGACAACGCGACCCTGGCAGTCAGCGCGGCGGAGAACGGGACCACGGTCCCGTACACCTCCCTGTACCGCGCCCTGACCCAGAACAACGCAGCCACCGGCTACACCGGTAACGCCAACGTGATCAGCACGGACCTGTCCGGCGACGGCGTCCGTGACGCCGACGGGAACATCCCGCTGGACGCGGACGCCTACGCCAAGCTGTCCACCATGTTCGGCAAGGTGGAGCAGGGCAAGTACTGGTCCGCCTCCGACTCCGTGGTCATCGCGGACACGAGCTTCCGCGAGGCACTGCGCAACGTCCGCGACCGCAACGGCGTGCCGATCCTCAAGGACGGCAACGCGGACACCCCGGACACGCTCTTCAACCGGCCGATCGTCTGGAGCCGCGGCACCCGTGTCAGCGCGACCGCCAGCCAGGAGCCGACCGGAAACCCGCTGCTGTTCTACGGCAACCGCCGGTACCTCAAGCTGGGCAACCGGTCCTCGGTGGAGAGCATGACCACCGCGGCACGCGCTCAGGACGACGTGGACGAGACCTCGGTCAAGTTCCGCGTCCGCAAGGGCTTCGGCGTCGCACACGAGAAGGCGTGGGCCGTCCTGGAGAAGGTCCCGTTCGTGACCCCCACCCCGCCCGCGTAACGGTCCCCTGATCCGCCGCGCCCCCTGATGTTGGGCAGGGGGCGCGGCGTCGGTCCATGCGTACGCATGGAAAACTCGAGTTTTTCGATCTTGGAGGCAGCCGTGGCCGACTGGGCGACGCCCGACAGCGTGCTTGCGCTGACCGGGGTCACCGTGACCGAGGACCAGTGCGCGCAGGCACAGGGCGTCATCGAGCTG